GTTTCAGTAAAATAAAACGCATCGGGCTGAGTGAATCCAACCACGCGACCATAAATGTCAATCGTCAATGTTGCCGCGTTAAATGTCTTGCTGTAAACGCCCGATCCAAAGTTTAGAAATCGCTCTAGCGATACAACCATTGAACCGTTTGTGTTGTTTGTAATATTTAACAACCCGTCTGCACTGCTCACGGCTGTTGTGCCAACCCGCGTAAGCTGACCTGTTCGCGCATCTAGGTCTATGTAATTGTTTCCATCTGGCAAGCCCGACCATAATGATGTGTCAAATTTTGCTGTGTCAGTTGGGACAAATGAGCCAGTTTGATTTGATTGAGCCGCGCCCCCAATGTCAAAACTAAACTTTCGGTTTTGACGATTGGAAAACAACAGGTAATTTGTTGCGCCGAAATTGCTGCTGGCTTGATACCATGTGTATTCACTGGCCCCACCGCCCGGAGGATTTGCTGTGGTGTTGTTGTACAAGCCAAAATAAGCCTTGTTCCTCGGGTTGGTGCTAAAACCAACTGTCCCCGTTGCATTGTCAGCATACGCCACTGCAATGTACCGATTGACATATTGAAACGTCAGTGGTCGCCACACAAGCACACTTGATGCTGCGCTGAATGCACTGCTGCCAAGGGCATTTACCATCCGGGTAAAGAAATACCAATCGCCCTGCGGAATCTCGGTCAGCGTAACAACGCCCATGCTTGCGCCTGGGTTGAATGGGTTGCCGCCAGGGTTGACCGCCGTTGTCCCAGCAAAGATGCGCTGCACATCTGTAGGGGCTGAAAAAGCCGAATACCACACTTCCGCATATTGGCTAATCCCGGCTGATGCCGCCGTAACTGCAACGCCAAAAGACGGAACTGCCGCGCTCGGCAAAATATTGGTAATGGTCGGCGCAGGAACAGTGCCAAATCCTAATGGCGACCCAATGCCGGTATTTGGTGCAGGTGTAAATTGCGTTACATTTTTGTCATCGTAAACCGCTGGATTAAATTCCATCAACGTCAAATTGGCGGTGATTGATCCGTCAGCGGAAAATTGCTCAACAACTTGGGCAACTCTAAACAGTTTGGCTACCCAACCATAATTTGCATTTGTGACAGTGACAATATCACCGGCCTCTAATTGCAAGCCAGAATAATTAATATTGACCTTGATCTGCAAATCTTCCCGCGCCGCTTCCAATAAACGATTTGCAATAACTTGCGCTCGGACGTTGTTATTGACTAAATTCAAATTTACCGTTTGTTTATTTACAGGCTCATTCGGATACAGCAAAGATGGATTAATTTCTGCCAAATCGTACAACGCCGTATTAAACGAATCTTGGTTAGTGCCGTCTGGAAATTTGACTTCAATAATGTTGTAGCTGGACGATAAATCAATTGGGGAAATTTGAATTGCCGACACCATGCGGGAATCGTCAATAGCCATCGCCACTGTGTAGGTGGATGATTGAACAATCACACCCCATTGTGCTGTGATTTCGTTGTATCGAATTAAGCAATCCGCGCAAGATGCCATTAATTGGATGTTGTCCATCACTGTCGATTCAGTGTTCAGCACCCCATCAAATTTAAATCGTGATTGAAATGCCGAACCGCCTGTGTATGTTGTATAGGCGACAGGCGTAAAGCTATAAACATTTAATGCGCTCAAACTGGTGTAATCAATTTGTGATGTTGCCAATGCCGCGCCGTATCTTGTTGATTGCAAATAATCTGCAATGCAATCGCCAGGATTTGTTCTATTGTTTGTGACTTGAAATCGAGTAGCCTGTAAACTGGTTAGATTAGCCGTTTGGCTGTATGTCATTTCAATGATGGCAAACGCTGCATTTGTCATTGACTTTGATGCATCCCATTTGTACACCAAAGAAGCGTTGCTCATGATTTGAATGGCGGTCTGCGCTGTGTTTACGCCAGATGACGAACCATTGCGAAACAAATAAATATTAAGTTTGCCCGATACCGCGTAATCCGTTACCCCAGTGGATTCATCCAACAAACCAATAACTTTATATTGATCGACACCATCAAAAATGCACAGCTTGCCGCCCCAGTACACATCGCCAAATGTAATGTTATCGGGTGTTTGTCCCGGCTCTGTGTTTGTCACTTCGCACAGCGTCATGACGTAAAACAGTTTTTGGTTATTGCTAGTGATGCTCAGATCGGTAACGATGCCGCCGACATAAGCAGTGCCATACACGATTGGCAGCTTGTTGCTGCCTGCTGGGGGCAACTGTGTCGGGCTTCCAGGGTTTGGCGTTGCATCATTTGTTCCAAATCCTTTTGGCGAAAATGCTTTGCTAATGATGGACGATGCAACCATATTGATTGCAAACGCCGTAGCCGTCATGGCAAATGTAAATGCACTTACAGCCGTTCCGGTCAAATAAGAAACAATGATTGATCCCGGCATTACATCACCCAAAATTCTTCAAGTTTTTGAAAGCCAAATTTTTCATATTTCAGATTTGGACTGCTTACCATCTTGCTGATAAAACAGTTTGCAATGCGGCCCGCTTCCTTCATCTTAACCGCTTCGTTTAAATACTCACGCAACAATCGGTAGCCTGTTGTGCCGCCCCTGGCTTCTTCGTCTACCCAATACGCAAATTCGGTCAGCATCAAATGCTTGGGCGACCAGACAGATGGCATCACGCCCGCGATTAAAACGCCCACAAGGCGTTTGTATTGCTCTGCCACTATCACCACGCCCTGACCCGCCATCAGATGCGCCAGCATCGTTTTAACGTGTTCTGCATCATCAGCATCAGCCAGGAATCCATAAGGCATGTGCGAACGGTAATCCCGCAGCTTGTCCAAAATCTGCGGAACATCAAATGGTGATGCCTTACGAATTTGGGGCCGCATCTTTGCCAAACTGATAGTTAATCGTTTCAATAAACGGGACACGAATCATGCTTGTATCGCCGCTGTTGTAGAACTGCCAGGAACTGTTATTTGTGTATCGGCCTGCAATCCGATTTTGCAGAATCAATTGAATTGAAGATGCAGACACGCTGATTGTTCCAACATACATCCGTAGATCATCCATCCATTGCTCACCAATTGAGAATGATGTAATGATTCCGTTGAAATACTGATACAAGCCGCCCGCGCCGCCCGTTGTAATCAATGCGCCATCCGTATCAAAGAACCCATGCCAAAGTTGAATTGGTGATCCTTTGACGTTTTGCCCCAGGACAAAGCCTAGCATTGATGTATCGATGCCCGACAACGTGACGGTGGTGTCATTGGCTGTAGATTTAATGTCGCGCTGCACCTGCCCGATTGCCAACAGCGTCCCCACTGATTGAAATGGGTTTGCGTCTACCGCAGAAATGGTCATATCCGATGGCGCAGTGGTCATCAGATAAGTGCCGCTGGTTGTTGTGATTCGCAAGAAATCAGCAACCCGAATGTTGCTGGTTCCCTCAACTGGGGTGATTACGTTCACAGCACTTGCTCCAATGCCCTAAATGGCCCAGACCAACTGATAAACGAATCATTAGCAGTTGGCACAAGGTTATAAGTTGGGTATTCCCTCAACACCACAGGGAAAGTTACGCCTGTGTATGTTGTGCCACCCATTGCAACCGTTGTCCCAAATTCACCAGCAACACAGGACACCCCGCTTGTTAATGCCACCAGTAAATTTCGATGAATTGGAACATTAACCGTGCTGCTGCTTCCTCGTTGCACATCAGCCGTGACAATGTACGAATACAGACCGACTTGCACGAAATCGCCAACTCGAAACAAATAATCTGTGGATGCCAATGGCGGCAACGCTCCCAGCACCAAAACTTTGTTGGCGCTTGTTGTTAACCAAAGACAATTACCAATCTGTGTGCTGGTCATTTGCCCTTGATACTTGATGTAATTCAGCCAGCCTGTTTGCCCAAAATTCAAATATTGCTGCAAGGATTTGTCTGGAATACGCAGGCTGTTAAGTATTGACCGGCTTTCCGAATATCGCAGGTAATTCATGGGGCGCATTTCAAATTGAAATGGAACCACCGTTAGAATTTCTGATGTGACCAGCTTTTGATTGCGGCTTAACGTCTGACCAACAAAGCGTTGGTCATTGATTCCAACAGCTTCGCAGATCGACAGAATTGTTTGTAGGCTCATGTTATCGGCTCACAGGTAAAGACCGCTGTGCGCTTTGATTTGCCGCCCAGACTGCTTGTTTATTTTGCGCCAAAAACTGAACCCCCGATTGTGTGTCGATGGCGCTCATCTGCTGAATGAATGGCCCGTTGTAGTTGATCGTTTGACCGCCGCCCATCATGTTTACCAATTGATTGTTGGGAACAATTGTCCCTGCGGTTTTTGGCACAAACAATTCCGGGCCACGCTCGCCCACAATAGACGGCTTGTTTACGGGTGGCTCGCCACCATCAGCAAATCCCAGCCAACCCTGCGCCGCCGTGCTGGCGTAACTTGTCGCGCTGCTATATGCCATTGACGGGCCAAAGAAACTACCAATCATTTTAGAAAACAAGGCGGTGGCCTGTGCTTTCAATTGAATAGCAATCAAATCCGCAATTATGCTTCTGGTCAAATCTTTAAACGACAGCTTGCCGGTTTGGACAAATTTAGAAATTGCCGATTCCATATTTGTCATAACCGATTCAAATGCTTTCTGCCCCATTTGAAATGTGGTAGTTGCATTTGCCATCGACATTTTCATGGCATCTTCAAAGCCTTGACCAAATGTCCCCTTTTGATATTTTTCGGAAATTTGGAAACGCTGTCGAGCAACATCCAATTCCTGTTCCTGCAATGCAATCAGACGCTTGAGTGCATCCTCTCTTGCAGTATCGGTCAGCAACTGATTGTCTAAGATTTCTTTTTTCGCATCGGCATATTTCCATTCGATGCCGAGCATTTCTTGCAATAGCTGGGATTGAGCCGCTTGCACATATCGGTTTTGATCTGCCAATTCCAGCATGACCTTTTGCCGACGAATTGTTTCGCTTTCTAATTGCTGTCGCTCAAACAATGCTGCATTAGCTTTGGCATATTGACCCTGCTGCTCGGCCAATAATCTATTGCCCTCTGCGATTTCTTCGGCTTCCCGTCTTAGCGCATCGGCTCTCATTTCTTGCCGCCGCTTTAAATCGTCCAATTCTTTTTGTTGCTGCCTATCGTTATATTCATCTTGTTCGCGCTGAATTTGTTCTTTTTGAGCTTGTTCTTCCAGCATTGCCCGCACACGCAATGCAAACAAAGCATCTTGTTCAGCAATTTGTTTTTCCGCTTGCTGCCGGTTGTAATCGTCTAACTCACGTTGATTTTGTTCATATTGCGCCTGTTCCTCAAACATCGCTTTCACGCGCCTGCGAAACAAATCTTCTTGTTCTTGAATTTGTTTTTCGCCTTGCTGCGTGTTGTACGCATCCATCTCGGCCTGACTTTGGGCCATCTGCGCCCGCGCTTCTTCCTCCGCTTTGAAGCGTTTCAAAATTGCTTCAAGACGTTTTTTCTCAGCGGCTTCTGCGTCTTTATCTACCCCAGGTTTAACGATGCGCCTTGCTGGCGGTGGAACTGGCGCACCAGCATTGGACATTGCAGCAATATCTTCTGCTGTTGGTTGATTGCTTAATTCTGGTGGTTTTTCTCGTTTGCCTGCGCCTGTGCGAATTTGCGGAAATAACATTTTCCACAAATCGGAATCCTCAAATTTCTTGCTTTCTAAAAATAATTTGTTTAATTCGCCCGTAATAAATTTCATTGTCGGGCCAACAATGGAAGCCATTTTTTCCATTGCTCGACGCGACATTTCCCCAAGATTGTCGTAAGCCTCGGCTGCGGCTTTAATTCCTTCTTCGTGTTCCTTGGTCAATTTTGTGCCAGTTTTCAATGATTCATTGAAATCCCGCGCATCTACACCTTTAAAAGATTTTCCAAAAACGTCCATGCCTTTGGCACTGCGTTTTAACGAATCTTCCATTGCCGCAAGACCAGCAGCGGCTTTTTTGAACAGCGACTCAACGTCTAAGTTTTGCAAATCCTGCAAAGAAATGCCCAAATCCTTCAAAGTCTTTTGAGCCTCAAACGATCCTTCAGCTGCTTTGTCAATGTATTGAGTAAAACTTGAAAGAAACTTGGAAGCGTTGCCAGCTTCGCCGCCGCTTTTTGCCAAAGCATCACGCAATTGAATAATGGACGAAATCGCCACATCATTGGCCCGAGCAACGTCCACCAGTTCATCAGCATACCGAGCCGCCGCCACTGTTGCCGCCGCAAATGCAGTAGCTGCAACAGCGCCATATTGCTGGGCAAAAGCGCCGACAGATTGCAATGATCTTTTAGCGCCTTCAATTCCGCGTGAGAATTCCGCGCTGTCAAGACCCAGCGTGACCCCAAGGCGACCAACAAAATTTGTCATGTTTTAAACCTGTCTTGCTTAAACCCTGGCGCAGCCATCATGTAAGTTTTCAGCGCGTTGTCTGTTGCTTCCTTTTGCTGTTCCTCAGTCAAAGGCGGCACAATGTAATCATAAGCCGACCCTAAAATCTTGGCTAGCTTATATGGCTGTGCATTGGCGGCTCGCATGTAATTAAACACGCCAGCCGTTAATTGGCCCAACAACGTCAGCACACCCTGATTTCCAAGCACTCCGTCTGCATACATCGTCTGTATGCGAATCATGGTTTCTTGATCTATTAGCGCCAAACTGTCATGCGTGTGCCCATTGAAGATCATGGCGCATTCGACTTGCGTCCTCAATGAGCCAATCAGTTTCCCCGCGTTTCCTTGTAATTGGGGCTAATGGCTTCGGCAATCTTTTCAATTAAAGCCACCTGAACCGTCCAAGGAAATTCGGCCTCAACTTCTTCGTATGTCAAATCATTTAGCGTCATGTCTGGCTGCTCGGGAACCAGAAGTTTTATGTATTCCACCACTCGGTTTTCGGTCATTGCTTTATTCTTGGCCGTTTCCCTCATTGATCGGCCTTTGACCAAAATATCGTTGTCTTTAAATTCAATCTCTGAATCTTCTGTCGCTTGATCTTTTAGCGCCAGCAATGGTTCGCTCAATTGTTTGTAAATACGCTCGATGTGTTGTTCGTCGGGATCGCTAATCTTTTTATAGATCGCGTCCGATTCCGCAACAAACGGAATGCGAACTTTGAATGTGTGCCCGCCCAATTCAAAGGAACGGATAAAAATATTTGCGCGTTTAGCTTGGTATTTTTCACCAAGAAGATTTGAAAGTTTTGTCATGTCTTATCCTAATTGTTTCGCTCGAAATTCGGCAATGCGCCGCTTTAAAATGTCTGCTAATCGTGTAACTGTGCTTTGTGCGTTTGCCTCCAATGCTGGTCTTAAATAAGGTTGTGCGCCGTGTCTTGCAGTGCCGAATTCTTGAGCAATGGCCCGCGCATCGGATTCGATTCCTGCAAAAGACTCTGCATTATCAAATCCCATTTTCTTTAATCGTTTACGGGCTGCAACCAAACCTTTGCCTTCGCTCATCCGCGCCAGTTTTTTGCCTGACGCTGTAGTTACGGCTCCGATAACCGTATCGGTTTGGGTAATGTATTTGCTGCGCCGATCCCGAGCCGTTGGCCTTCTTGCTTCAATTTGCAATGACAACGCAAGACCCATTGTGTCCCTGGGCGCATTTTGTATTGCCGCCGATAGCACGGGCTTTAACGCCTCGCGCACCGCTGGCACAAGCACCCGCTTTGCGCTTTCCTTTTGCCCGAAATCTGCCTCAAGGCTTTTTAATGCTTTGTCAACATCGCCAATGCCTTCCAGCTTGATGACAACGCCGCCCATTTAAGCCCCCGGCTTGATGATTCGGTGGAAAATTTCGTTGTTCAACTCTTTAACGTAAGTGACAACTTCGGCAGGGGTCATTGTGTCGGCATGACGCGCCGCAATTTGATGGCAAAGGCTTACGCCGGTCATTCGCTGCTGCAAATAACCAAACCATTGCTTGCCGTCTTTCTCGGCCTGAGCAGCCAGGAAAGCCAGCAGGTCATCGCTGGTTTTAATATCGTGTTGCATCATGTCTTGTAATGCCCCGCCCCGTAGGGCAGGGCACACCTTCATTAGGTGTTGGTTGACCAGCCGTAGCTGTTGCCGCCAACAGGGTGCAGCGTGAAATTAAACTTGCTTTCCGCTGCGGTGTTCAAATCCCAGGTCATGCCGCCAACCCGAGCGTTGAAGGCATAGGCCACGGTGTTTGTGCCGTCATACACAGCAACCACATAAGTGCGGATAATCGAACCGCTGTAACCGTCACCGCGAATCAGCAACAGGGCAGGGTCTGCGCTGTTCCAGGCTGCGGTAATGGTCATGCTTGTGACCTGATTCTGTGTCGTGATCTTCGCACCTGTACGCGCCCCAGCAACCGCGTAAGCAGCCACCGCGTCATCAGCGCCGAACGGGGGAATGTTCTCGACGGGAATCAACAAACAGGTTGTGCTTGTGCCAGTACCGCCAGCAGATGCGCCAATCAGGTTGGCAACTTGAGCCGTCCAAGTAGACAGTTGTGCATCTGTAAGAGGAACAGGCGACACCTCGTCTTGCATCCACAGGGTTGCCACATAACCGGGCATTACTTTGTTAATCAGAGCCATTTTGCTTTCCTTTAAACAGGGTTGAAGATATTAGTATCTTGTCAGTTTGGAATGTACAGTGTGCAATCCATTACCACCTGGGCTAGATTTTCGTCATTGTCGTATGTGTTGTAAAGCCATGTCACATCAGCTTTTGCCAAGAAAAACCCATTTGTTGATGGATTGCCAAACATGCCGCTGTAGCCATGCAAGGCTTGCAAAATCTGATTTGAAATCGTAAACCCATTCTCAATGTTCTGCGTGTAGACAGAAATTTGAAAAATGGGCGTGTCGATTCCCTTATTGCTTTGCAGTTGACCCGTATAGACCGGCTGATGCACGTTACGCAACATCCAAACAATGAACTGGGGCTGCGTAGCAAAATTGCGGTTGAAGGCTGCGTAAACCGGCACAGGCGCGGCAATGGATGCCAGTTGATACTGGATCGCTTGTCCTAGCGCGAACGGGTTTGTTTGAGCCATTTATACCGCCGTCACAGGGTCTGTTCTGTAGCAAAGCAATTTAACACTCATTCGATCATTCGATTCCCGAGCATCCGTGACGCGCCAAATATGGCCGCGCCATGTAACCGAATAAAGGTTTTGGTTATCGACGATTTCTTTTGCGTTTGGGGTGTATCTAATGGTGAGATTTACCAAATCTTGATACACCCTGTATTTTTCGCTGATCTTCAGACTGTTTGCGACTTCAGAAACTTCGGCCCGCGTGTTAAACCACAAAGTTTGGGCTGTGGTTTGTTGACCAAAACTTGACTGCGAAAAAGTCAAGTTATTGATCGAAATGTTTTCATATCGACGAATCGACATTACATCACCAGCGGTTTATAGGGGCGCAGTAAAGTTGAAACACCAAACGGAATTTCTTTCATTGCAATTTCTGTGGTGTTGCTGCGATTGTTGTACAAATGCACAAACAACAACAGGCCAGCTTGTTTGATTACCGGATATTGCGCCAGTGGGTTTGCTGCTGTGGTGTATTCGCAATAGACGGGGCTTGTCATGGCGGTGTTTAGATTGCTTGGCAAACTTTGCAAAACAATCTTGTTGCCACTGGGGTCATAATAATAGGTGGCAGGGCTAACCGTCACCAAAGCCGGTGGGGTGTCCTGCGTCCAATATTTAACCGCATTAATCACCACCCCTGGCTGTCCTGGGTTTTGATTTTGGCTTACCTCGGGCAGATCAAGCGTCAACGGTGTGCCGTTTAGCGACGATGCGTTATACCAAACCCGATATTTGACCGGGAAAATCGACAAGCCGACGAAATCCTCGATGGCTTGTCTTACCGCCAATTCCAGCGACTCAAGATAACCATCTTGGGATTGATCTTCAAACAGGTTAAGCTGTTGAGCAATGCTTTCAGTGTCGAGCCATTGGGTGAAAATGTCCCGACTGATCTGCTCGACCTTCTCATAATTAAACGGATTGCGTGTCGGCGCTCCGTAATTGAGATAACCGACCTGTTCAATGGTCATGCTTTGCCCCTATTAGGCTGCGCTCATACGAACACCGGCAAACGGATCGCGCACCGAGGAAACAACCCGCTTTTCCGCAAACATGGTGATAAATCCAGGCTGCGTTTGTTCAAAGGATTTAATGGTCATCTGCTCGGTGTCGCCAATCGTCAAGAACCTGGGCCAATTGCCCAGATAGATCGGGAATGCGCTGGTCAGGTACGGATTGGCAATGACCGGGAATCCAAACACATTGCCAACAGCAGAACCGTCTTTGTCGCCAATCTCAAGGAACAGCGGCAAGCCTTGCAGGTCTTTAAGCTGACGCAAAGTCTGGATCATTGTCGGGGTCATGTGCCACGCAGTGCCAGGAAGTGCCCAATACTGCGCTGGCAAGGCGTTAACCATGTCCACAACCTTGTTGTAAGTGACCGCAACGCCGCCCAGCGACACGGTGGCAACAGTGTGGATTCCGTTCGTCATGTTCACGCCCGATGTGCCGTAAGCACTGGCCGCGCCACTGACGTACATATTCAAACCGCGCAGACCATTCTCGCCGCCCGTGCTGGTGGTGGTCGATCCTGACTGATCGTTGTTTTGCACCATTGATGCGCCTTCAAGCTGGGCAAACTCAAGGGCCAAATCTTCTGCCAAGGTGGCATCAAGGTTGTTTACATCCGACAGCACAGCGGTGCGAATCGGCATTTGAGCAACAAGAACACGCACAGGCAATTGCCAGATGCTTGTGTCAATATTGGGGGAACCGCTGTTTGGGGTGAATGTGTAGCCCCAGGGATTCGTGCTGTTTGCCGCATTACCCGTTTTAGCGACAAACTGAATATCCGATCCAATAACCGGAATTTCTCGCGCCATCATACGCAATGGATTTGCGTAACGCAGCGCAGCAAAGGCATCGTCGAAAACGACATTACCACCAACACCCGAACCCGATCCGGTGATGGCAGATGCTTCGCGCAAATCAATATTGCACTCTTTGCCTTCGTAAATTGCCTGTTTGATACCGTTCAGGATTTTTTCGGTGATGGTCATGATTTGTCCGATTTAATTGCTTTAAAAAAGGCAGGGGGCGAACCCCCCGCCAAGGGCAACGCAATTAGGTCGCAGTCGCGGTGGAACGATAACGCACACCAGCAAACGGATCGCGCACAGATGTTGCCAAACGCTTCTCACCGTAGAAAGTGATGAAGCCGGGCAGCGTCTGATCGTACCGGCGCATGACCATGTTCAGACGGTCAACGATGGTGTGGAAACGGCTCCAATCGGCAAAGTACATCGGATACAAGCTAGTTGTGCCAGCCGAACCAACGGTGGTTTGCGAGGGCGTGTCCAGATACTTGTTAACCACAACGTCAAAGCCAAGCAGTTGACCGACGATGCCATCAACCGACAGACCTTCAATACGATTGAAAATCGGGGCTTTCTGATCGTCAACCAGCGAACGGATAGCGTTCAGCAGGATTGGGCTAATCACAAACCGAGCCGATTCCGTCCAGTACTGCTGCGGCAGCGCGTAGATCAGATTGATAACATCTTTGTAGGTGATGTTGTTTGCACCAACGGTGTTGCCGTTTGTGGTGATCTGGTCATACGTCGAAACATTGTGCAGACCGCTAGTCGAGCCAGTGCCGCTTGTGCCAAATGCCGATGTGCTGAAAGTGCCGCCTGTGTAGGTAGCATTAGCGCCAGGGTATTGATCCAAGCCGCGCAGACCATCAGCGCCACCCGAGGAAACAGTGCTTCCTGTGCCGGTCTGGTCATTGTTGACGATCATGGAAATGGCTTCTTGCTGGGCGAATTCGGCCAGCATGTCGTCCACCACGTTTGCTTCCAAGCCATCAATGTCGTCCAGAGCCGCAGTGCGGATCGGGAACTGCACGTTGATATCCTTCAGCACGATTTGCCAGATGCTGGTGTCCTCAGTGGTCGGATTGATGTTCAGCGTACCGTTGTTCTGGATCGCGTAGCCCCACTGTGCGCCCGCGTTGCCGGTTTTAACCCGGAACTGATAGGACGAACCATCGGTGGCAACGGTGCGAGACAAGCCGCGCAAGGGATTAGCCAAACGCAGGGCACGGAACACGGGATCGTAAGCAGTCCGACCACCCTTGTTATCGCCGCCAGCAGTCAGGGCAGATGCCTCAGACAGATATGCTTGCATTTCGGCTTCGTTGGCGAAAATCTTCAGTTCTTTTTCAAACTGCGATTTGCCGTTCACAACTTGACGCAGTTGCTCACGAACCGATTTGTTGACTTCCTTACGGACGCTGGGGCTTGTGCGCTCGATAATAGCGGGCGCTTGCAGGGTGGAAATTTTGGCTTCCAGGGCTGCAACTTTTTCGGTCAGTTCAGCTTTAGCAGCATCGACTTTGGCTTCAGCAGCCGCAGTGATTTCGCTAATTTTGGCTTCGTTGGAGGCTGCAATAGCGTCCAGCTTTTCGATGATTTTGTCAGACATGATTAACCTTTCAAACGTGCATTAAGGGCTTGCATCAATTCGCGTTGCTCAAGTGCTTCGAGAATTGCTGCTTCTTCGGTCACATCCGCATCAAGATCACCTTGATTCGGCGCAGTTTCAAAATCGTTTTTAACAGCCTCACGCTGTTCTAAAACTTTCTTGAAGGTAGATGCGGCTGTGACCGCATCTTTTTTGGATAGCCCTGCCTCGCGCAGCGCCTTCTCCAAAACTTTAAGATCGGCTGATCCGTCTTGACGGAAAAATTCCAGCTTTTGCACTTCGGCTGCTGGATTGTTGGGGTACATCACCACGGACACTTCGCGCAAGCCGCCTTTGGTGATTTGAAAATAACCTTCGTCGGCATAATCGCCAGAGGCAGCGGGCATCACTTCGCCATCTTCTTTAACCCACTGATATTGTTCAGCATACGCGCCAACCGACACGCCGCCAAACATTGCAGGGCTTTCGGTCATGACGTTATATAGGTCTGCGCCTTGATTAGTGTTCATGTACAGCCGTCCGGTAGCTGTCATGCCTTCATCGTCAAATGCAAATTCTGTCCATTCGCCAACCGGAATTTGATCTGCCGAATGATTGACAAACATGGGCAGCGGCCTGCCCAATGAGGTAAATTCCTTTGCCCAATCCATAAAGCCTTCAGGTTTATAGAAAAACCTGCGACCATCAGCACCCTCACGCGGCCCCCAAGTAGTAACTCGGGCCTCAATCTTTCCGGTCGGTGCTTTTCCGCTTTGTGCGGCCTCTGTTGCTAGTTTGGCTTCGCACAGGATCAGCATTTGCTTGGTCATGTATTACCTCAACGACTTTGGTTGTATCAATGTCGTATATTGTTTTTGGTGGCCTCCCGCGTTTAGGCGGCGGGTCAGCATGTGGCTTATATGTTGCCAGGGATGCTACCACTAAACGGAAAATTATGGACAATTTTATTTGCCAATGTTCATTTTCCGGGTTTGATTGCCGCCCCCGCCCCCGGTGTCTTGCGGGCTGCTGCCAGGAATTGGTTCCGCTGGTTTTGCGTCATTTTTCAATTCGTCGGCATTATCAATTTTACTCATGCCCAAATATTCCCGCGCTTCATTTGGTGTCATGATGCCATTCGACACGCCAGATTGAGCAAAATTCATTTGATCCAGCGGCGCACCCTTCAGGAAATTTTTGGTGTCAAATTCCACATAAAGATTTGGGTAGCCATTAAAAAGCTGCTGCTTTAATTTTTGTTGGACGTTCACCAAAACCGGATACATCGTCGATTTATAGAACTCGTCCAGCATCGTTTGCGTGTTGTTGTATTTGCTATCACCCACGCCAACCATGCTTGGCGGCACACCATACACAGCGCAAATCCGCTTCATGGTTTGCAGCTTTAGGTTTGCCAAATCGGTATCTTGCAAGGTCAAAGGCTTAAGGGCTTCGTATTTCATGCCCTGATCGAGCAGCATCCCCTGTCCGGGTTTGCTCTTGTCGGTTTTTTGGCTACCGACCATGCTAGACCATGCTTCTTTCAAGCGTGACGCAATTTCTTTATATTTGCTGTCGGGAATCACCTGCTCAGTGATAAACAAACCGCTGGGCTTGGCCCCGTTCAGCATGACGTAATTGGCATAAAGATCAATATCCTGATCCAGCCCGACCAACTCAGCAGCCAAAATGCCTTTGTTAAAACCTGCCGAACCTTGCCAAGCCTGATCCTTAACGTGCATCACCTGATGCGCTGCCAAAGGCTCGTCTTTGCTAAATCCGTAGCTTGGGGTGCTAAGACGATAAGACGGATATCGAGCAGGCGTAATCGTGACAGCAATCAACGTGCTGTCTAAGATGTACATTTCCAAAGGTGTTTGCGTGTTGCTATCTTGGTCTTTCCTCCACCACAAGGTAAAGGCTTCGCCAAGCATTTCATGCCACATCATCCACTGATACCAAAATTCGTATTGGCTTTGGAAGTTATTAGGGTTTTCCAGTAGCGCCAACACGGATTTGGCTTTTGCTTTGTCCCTTGTGCCAACTTTGTCTGAGCAGATGGCATCGACATATGTGCCATCGTCGGCCTTTGCCATAATCTTGATTGGCAACTGAGAAATGGCCCGAGCCTTGACGGAAACGCACGACATAACCGTGCTATTGCGCGACAAAAGGCTTGTATCTACCGGCCTGCCTGCATCAGTGGTGCTGCTGGTGGTTACATACAGAATCTGGGTGTTTACCGTTGGGCGCTTGTTGTCGCCTTGGTAAACGATATTATTCCCAAGCGCCGTTTGCCCATAAAGCGTGTTTGATTCATCCGCTTTTGCAGCTTTACGCTGAAAAATTTCGGGGATACCTGGGATTTTCATGATGCGTCCTTACAAGGTGCGGAAACCAAATCCACTCATTGCGGGATGATCTAAGCTGCAATGCATCGCAATGATAAGCGCAATAATACCATCTACTTTTGCACTTTTGTCTGCTTCATTCTTGCGAACCTTGACGTTTCCGTTCACATCTATATAAACCTCGCAGTTTCCCAACTGCCAGCCCACGAATGGATTGCCATCATGCTTAATCGCATGTTGCATGATGAGTTTTTCAACGTGTTTTGACGGGTTGCTAAGTACCGCCATCCCTTGCCCAACCTTTTTGACCGGCAATCCTGAATCGTGCAGCCTTGCAACCAGTGACGCTGCGTTGTATGCGTCATAGCCAATTTCCGTTACATGATATCGGTTTGATTGCTGGATGATGTAATCGCTGATTTCTCGGTCATCCATCACATTGCCTTCTGTGATGTGCAAAATGCCCGATTGCCGCGCCACACGGAAAATATCGCCGTAATGTTTTGGGATTAGGGAAAACCCTTCCTCGGGCATAAAGAATTTCCACTCGGCTTGAAAATCCGTTTCATCGTACCGCTTGAGCGTACACACCGCATTCAGGTCGCGCACGGCTGCTAAGTCAAAGCCAATAAAAACGGATTCTGGCTCCCGCTGGGTAATGATGTTGCACTTTGGGTCATCCCAATAGTTCCGATCCACCCAGGCGCTATTTGCACTGACGTACAGATTAAGGGTTTTGCACAGGAACTCATTCAGGGCTGCGGGCTTGTGTTTGGCTTCGTCTGCCCGCTGTGCAATGGCTTCCTCAAACACGCTAATGCCGTGCATGGGGTTTGCCTTCGCCCAGGTGGTCGGATCGCGCCAATCGTCGCCAGGATCAAGGCTGTAGAGCAGGCCAAACCATCTGGGGTTGTCCTCGGCCTCCCCGGACAGCATCGCTTCCAGCATCTGCATATCCTCGTAAAACTTGGTTTCCTTTGTAAAGCTGGCGGTGGTGATGTAAACCCGCAGCGGGTTTTGACGCGCCACCATGCCCGAAAACAAAACTTCAATGCTGTTGCGATCAACAATCTGCGCCGCTTCATCAATGATGGCGCAAGACGGGTTCTTGCCGTCCCCGGTCTTTTTGGTGTCCCTGCTAAGGGCTTCAAACCGGCTTTGGGCATCGCCCAGCTTTGTGATGCGGTTTCTGCTCGGGTTGAACAGTGCAGCCACATCTGGCGGCATTGCATCGACGAAACCTTGTGCCGCCGTAAACACGATGGATGCTTGGTCGCGGTTTGTCGCTAGACAATAGACTTCGGCCCCGGATTCCCCAAAGGCCAGTTCATAAAGCCCAATGGCCGCAATCAGGGTAGATTTGCCCGCCTTCCTGGGGATGTACACAATCACATCCCGCACCATTCTTTGCTTTGGGTCTTTCTTTGACCTAAAGCCATAAATGGCGCAAATCAGAAAAACTTGAAACGGCTGCAAGACCAAGGGCTTGCCAGCGTCCGGGCCTTTTGTGTGACACAACGTCCCGGCAAAATCTAGGAAATGCTCAACGTAACGGGTGTGGAATTCCCACGCCCACGCCTTATCCTCAAGCTGGTTTAGGAACCGCTGGCAGGCCAGCCGCACATTGCGGCAGACGGGTATTTCACCTTTTACGACACCGACAGCATACAGAATGCCATCTTCGTATGTCATGGCCCATTAAGCAGCTTGGAATATTTGCCGCCTTCTTGTTTGCCAGTTGCCAATCGTCCTTTGGGGGTCAGGCCCAATTCGCCCATCAGGGCAACAGCGCGAACCAATGCTTTGTCGCCAATTGCGACATGGGGGTTTGGGCCTTGTGTAAAGCCGCCCTTTAACTCAATTACCACGCCTTCAGTTTTGATATTGCGCCAGCATTCCACCCAGATTTCAATTTGGGATGCCAGAGCCGCCAAAACGTGCTTATCTTGGTCGCTGCCAATACCATATGTCTGCCAAAGGAAATCACTGGTTTCCTCAATAAACTTGGTTCGATCCCAAGCATCAGGATTATCTAGCCACGCAGCCTTCGGAACCCTTGCGCGAATTTGCTCAGGCAATGGCTGCGCTTTATGCTCGGCTTTTGTGCCATGCACCAAATGCAATTCAGCCGGTAGGCGGTTTGTCATGTCAAAACCCAGGGGGGTTGTTAATCTAGCTTAATCTTAACCCAATTTCCGAAGAAATGGG